TTCGTTGCATGATTATTTTGGTATTCCTACTGAAATTGCTGGTTTAGAGCATAGTGCTTTGTGGCATAGAGCGTATAATTTGATTTGGAATGAGTGGTTTAGAGATGAGAATATACAAGATTCTGTTGTTGTTGATACTGATGATGCTGATTCTGATCCTGATGATTATGTTTTGTTAAGGCGTGGTAAGCGTTATGATTATTTTACGTCTTGTTTGCCTTGGCCTCAAAAAGGTACTGCTGTTGATTTACCGTTGGGAACCAGTGCTCCTATTGATCGTGTTTCTGATGCGACTTATTGGAAAGTTTATTTGACTGGTACTGATGATGCTGCTGATGCAAATTTATCTGCTTCTGGTGGTAATTTGGTTAGAGATGGTTCTCCTGACGTTGGTGTAAGTTTAGACCCCAATGGTGGTTTAGTTGCTGATTTGAGTGATGCTACGGCTGCGACTATAAATCAGTTGCGAGAAGCTTTTCAGATTCAGAAACTTTATGAGCGTGATGCGCGTGGAGGTACAAGGTATGTTGAGATTATTAGATCGCATTTTGGAGTTGTTTCGCCAGATGCTAGATTACAGCGTCCTGAGTATCTTGGAGGTGGTAGTTCTCCTATTGTTGTTAACCCTATTCCCCAAACCAGTAGTACTGACGTTACTACTCCTCAGGGTAATTTGGCAGCTTTCGGCACTAGTACGTTAAGTAATCATGGTTTTACTAAGTCGTTTACTGAGCATTGTTTAATAATTGGTCTTGTTTCTGTTCGTGCTGACTTGAATTATCAGCAAGGTTTGAATAGAATGTTTTCGCGTTCTACTCGTTGGGATTTTTATTGGCCTGCTTTATCTCATATTGGCGAACAAGCGGTTTTGAATAAGGAGATTTATGCTCAAGCTACCGAGGATGATGAGGATGTTTTTGGTTATCAAGAACGTTTTGCAGAGTATCGTTATAAGCCTTCGATTATTACCGGTCAGTTTAGGTCGAATTTTGCAACGACTTTACATTCTTGGCATTTGGCGCAAGATTTTGATGCTTTGCCTGAACTTAGTCCTGCGTTTATTGTTGAAAATCCCCCTGTTGATCGTGTTAAGGCTTTATCTGCTGCTTACCCTGATTTTCTCTTTGATAGTTGGTTTAATCTTAAGTGTGCTAGGCCAATGCCTGTTTATAGTATACCAGGCCTTGTTGACCATTTTTAAGGAGGTTAAAAAGTGGCTTTTCCGTTAATTGGTGGTGCTCTTGCTGGTATGTTGTCTGGTGGATTGACTTATTTTGGTCAATCTAGTGCTAATAAGGCTAATGTTAAGTTAGCGCGTGAGCAGATGGACTTTCAAGAGCGTATGAGTAATACAGCATATCAAAGAGCAATGTATGATATGAAGCAAGCGGGTTTAAATCCTATTTTAGCTTATCAACAAGGTGGTGCTTCTACTCCTTCGGGTGCTGCTATTCCGCAGCATAATGCTTTAGGTAGTGCTGTTTCTAGTGCTTTACAAGCAAAAATGCTTGCTGCTCAGATTGAGCAGATTAAAGCTACTACGAAGTTGTTGGATGCTGAATTGCCAACTAAAGAAGTTGATGCAAGGATTGATAAATCGGTGTTTGGAGTGCCTTTGCGTGTTTTGCAAAGGCTTTCTCCTATTGTAAATAGTGCAAGAAGTTTGATAAGGAGTTATTAAGATGGATTTTAAAGTAGCGCATGAGGTTTATCCTCGAGTTTACACGAAATGTTCTGGTGGTGGATTAACCAAGCAAAGTTTTCGTGATGAGTGTGATATTAATAATATTTTGCGAAAGTATCAAAAGACTGGATTAATTGAGCATGTAAAACGTTTTAACGGCCAGTATGGCGACTTTTCGGATGTTAAGGGCTATCAAGATAGCCTTAATCGAATTAAAGCTGCTGATGAGGCTTTTATGAGCCTTCCTGTTGATTTGCGTAAGCGGTTCCATCAAAGACCTGCTGAGTTCTTGGAATTTGTTTCAAATTCAGTTAATCGTGATGAGATGTTAAAGATGGGTCTTTTGAAACCTAAAGTTGATGAGGCTTCGCCAAAAGTTCAAGAATCTGTTGAAAAAGTGGATTCTGTTGAGTGATTTTGGTGTTTGGCGAAGCCTCCGCACATTATATACTAGATCTTAAATGTGCGGACTGACACCAAAGGTGCCAAAAAAGTTAAAAAAGAAGGTGGTTTATGAGGTTTAAGCGAAGAAAGCTTGGCAGAGCTAAAAGTAAGCGTATGTTTAGGCGTAATGCTGTTAAAGTGCATAGAAAGAATGTTAGATTACATCCTATGCGAGGTGGAATTCGTACGTAGTCTTTTGTAAAAAGGGCAACTTGTGTTACCTTGTTGCCCTAGTGTTTAGTTTACGAGGTTTACGAGTTTATGCCATGTTATCATCCTTTGCAAGCAAAATATGTTTTTGATTCCCAAGGTTCTCGGTCTATTGAGTTTGTTAATTATGAAGTTACTGCTTTGATGAAGTTATATCCTGATAAGTATGTGAAGTTGCCTTGTGGTCGTTGTATTGGTTGTAGATTGGAAAGGTCTAGACAATGGGCAATACGGTGTATGCACGAAGCTAGTTTGCATGATGATAATTGTTTTATTACTTTAACTTATAATGATGATAATTTGCCTGATGATTTTAGTTTAGATAAATGTGCTTTTCAGAAATTTATGAAAAGATTGCGAAAGAAATTTGGTGAAGGTATTAGATATTATCATTGTGGAGAGTATGGCGAGAAGTTTTCTAGGCCTCATTATCATGCTTGTTTATTTGGTTTTGATTTTCCTGATAAGGTTTTGTTTAAGGATTCTAACGGAGTTAAATTGTATGTTAGTGAGTCTTTACAAAAGTTGTGGCCATTTGGTTATAGTACTATTGGAGCAGTTAGTTTTGAATCTGCTGCTTATGTAGCTAGATATATTATGAAAAAGGTTAATGGTAAAGATGCCAAGGCGCATTATAGTTATGTTGGTTTAGATGGTGAGATAATTGAGCGTAAACCTGAGTATACGACTATGAGTAGGCGCCCTGGTATCGGTCGTGATTGGTATGAAAAGTTTAAATCTGATGTGTATCCTAGTGATTTTGTTGTTGTGAATGGTAAGAAGTGTAAACCGCCTCGGTTTTATGATAATTTATTTGAGTTAGATTCAGCTGTTGATTTTGTTGCTTTGAAGAAAAAAAGAGTTGAAAGAGCTATTGTTAATGATGATAATTCAGTTGAAAGGCTTGCTGTTAGAGAGAAAATACAATCTTGTAAGCTAAAACGTTTAGTTAGACAATTTGAAGGAGTTTAATTATGGAGATGAAAATTTATAGTGTTTATGATAGTAAAACGGAGGCTTTTTTACAGCCTTTTTTTATGCAAGCTAAAGGGCAGGCTATTAGAGCTTTTTCTGAGTTAGCAAATGATGAAAAGCATCAATTTGGTAAGTATCCTGAGGATTTTACGTTATTTGAGATTGGATTGTTTGATGATCAAAAAGGTAGTATTGTTACGCATAGTACACCTGTTTCTGTTGGTTTAGCTATTGAGTTTGTTCGGTTAGAACAAAAATAGTTTCTATTTTTGCGCCGCCTCTGGGCGGCGTCTTTGAATCGGCCTTGTGTTTAATGTTAAAAATGTTTATTACTACTTAATATGTGGTTTTGTAAGTTTTAGTATTTTTCAAGAGCGAGGAGTTTATTTATGAAGTCTGGTAATTTACCAAGTGTTATGTCACATAATTTTTCCGTTGCACCGCAAGCGGAAATCCCAAGAAGTTCTTTTGATCGTTCTCATGGTTGTAAGACGACTTTTGATGCTGGTTGTTTAGTCCCTATTTTTTTGGATGAGGCTTTGCCTGGTGATACGTTTAATCTTAAGATGACGGCTTTTGCTCGTTTGGCTACGCCTATTCATCCGTTTATGGACAATTTGTTTATGGATACTTTCTTTTTTGCCGTTCCTTATCGTTTAGTCTGGGCTAATTGGCAAAAATTTAATGGTGAACAGGCTACTCCTGAAAGTAGTACTGAGTATGCAATTCCTGTTATGACAAGTACAGCCGAAACTGGTTATCTTAATGGTTCGTTGCATGATTA